AGCAGCACTCGCAGTATTGAACTGGATTGAACAAAGGTAATTTTTTATGAGTGAAGTATATCTTGGTAATCCATTATTAAAGAAAGCAAATACTGCTATTGAATTTACTGAAGAGCAGATTATTGAATTTATCAAATGTAAAGAAAATCCTGTTTATTTTGCAAATAATTATATAAAAATTGTTTCTCTTGATGAAGGATTGACGCAGTTTCATCCATATCATTTTCAAGAAAAGTTAATTAATAATTTTCATAGCAATAGATTTAATATCTGTAAGATGCCCCGACAGACTGGCAAGTCTACCACTGTTGTTGCATATCTTTTACACTATTTAATTTTTAATGATAGTGTAAATATTGGCATCCTGGCAAACAAAGCAGCAACTGCAAGAGAATTGTTAGCAAGGTTAGCTACTGCATATGAAAACTTGCCAAAATGGATGCAACAGGGTATTATATCATGGAACAAAGGATCTATCGAATTAGAAAATGGCAGTAAGATATTGGCAGCTTCTACGTCTGCGAGTGCTGTCCGAGGTATGTCGTTTAACATCCTCTTTCTCGACGAGTTCGCGTTCGTCCCAAATCATGTTGCTGACTCGTTCTTTGCATCTGTTTATCCTACTATTACTTCTGGCAAAAACACCAAAGTAATTATTGTATCTACCCCACATGGTATGAACCATTTCTACCGTATGTGGCATGATGCAGAAAAAGGTAAAAATGAATATGTCCCAACAGATGTTCACTGGTCGGAAGTTCCGGGAAGAGATGAGGCATGGAAAGAGACTACCATTGCTAACACATCCGAACAGCAATTTAAAGTAGAATTTGAATGTGAATTTTTAGGATCTGTTAATACCCTCATTAATCCATCAAAACTCAAGACACTTGTCTATGAAGATCCGATTCAAAGGAGTGCTGGTCTTGATGTATATGAAGATCCTAAAAAAGATCACAACTATTTAATTACAGTCGATGTTGCCAGAGGAATGGGTAACGATTATTCGGCATTTATAGTATTTGATATTACAGAATTTCCATATAGAGTTGTAGGAAAATACAGAAATAATGAAATTAAACCAATGTTATTTCCAAATGTTATTTTGGAAGTTGCAAAAGGATATAATCAATCATGGTTATTAATTGAAGTTAATGATATTGGAGATCAAGTAGCAAGTATTCTTCAATATGATCTTGAATATGAAAATATTCTCATGTGTTCCATGAGAGGAAGAAACGGTCAGATTGTTGGTTCCGGATTTAGTGGCAAAAAATCTCAATTAGGGGTTAGAACTACTGCTGCTGTTAAAAAATTAGGATGCTCAAATTTAAAACTATTAATTGAGGATGATAAACTCATCGTTAGTGATTATGATATGATATCAGAATTAACCACTTTCGCACAAAAGCATAATTCTTTTGAGGCAGAAGAAGGTTGTAATGATGATTTGGCAATGTGCCTTGTTATATTTTCTTGGTTAGTTGCTCAAGACTATTTCAAAGAAATGACGGATAATGATGTCCGTAAAAGAATATATGAAGAGCAAAAAAATCAAATAGAACAAGATATGGCACCATTTGGATTTATTCTTGATGGTGTAAGTGATGAAAAAAGTTTTGTCGATAATTCCGGAGATAGATGGTATACTGATGAATATGGTGACTTATCTTACATGTGGGACTACATGTAATGGATTTTGACGATCAAATAGAATTAGAGCACTTATTGTTTTTTGATCGTAAATGTAGAGTTTGTGGAGAAGTAAAAAGTCTTCTAGATGATTTTTACTTGACAAGAAAAGATAGAGGAACTTTACCTTCAGCATATTCTTATGAATGTAAAGTTTGTACAAAAAAACGAGTAAATAATAAGAAAAAATACGACAAAAAAGTTAAATTTAATTGGGAATATCCTGATTGGTAAATATCACGCATGGTTTCCCCACTGAAAATACCCCTTTTCATAAATATTTTTAGATAAATTTGGATTGCGAGGGAAAAAAGGATGCCATTAAATTTAGCATCTCCTGGTATTATAGTAAGGGAAGTCGATCTTACTGTAGGTAGAGTCGATCCTACCTCAGCTAGCATCGGTGCTATCGTGGCACCTTTTGCTCAAGGTCCAGTAGAGACTCCAGTACTTGTTGAAAACGAAAAAGATTTACTAGAGGTTTTTGGAAAACCTTATAATACAGATAAGCACTATGAGCATTGGTTAAGTGCATCATCATATCTTGCATATGGTGGATCATTAAGAGTTGTAAGATCTGACGATTCCGAAATGAAGAACGGAATGGTCGGTAGTGCAACAAGTGTTAAAATTAAAAACTTGGATCATTATGAAGAACTTGGATATGATGAATCTACTATCAGCAATGTAACCGTTGCTGCAAGAAATCCTGGATCATGGGGAAATGGTCTGAGAGTTGGAATTATTGACGGAAAATCTGATCAAATTTTGGGTGTTACTACTAGTAATATTACAGTTGGATTTGGTATTACTCAAGCAATTAGTGGAACTTTAGCAGGAGCAGGATCAACTTCAACTCTTGACGGATATTTGAAAGGCATAGTTACTGAAGTAGGAACAGGAACTGTAGAAGTAAAAGTTTTATCTCATGTTTCTTCCGCAGGAACTGAAACTGAAGTTGACTATCAACAATCAGGTCTTTATAAATTTGGAACAACTTCTGCAACCTTTTTCAACAATAATAATGTAGGAGTATCAACCACAACTCCAACTTCAGCATCTGATTGGTTCGATCAACAAACACTTACTTTGACATCAACGACTTCAATTAAGTGGAATCAAATTTGTGATCGTCCAGGAACTTCCGAATATGCTGCGGCAAGAAATTCTAGATTTGATGAAGTTCATGTTGTAGTAGTGGATAGTGATGGTGGAATAACTGGAAATACTGGAACAGTTATTGAGAAAAATTTAAACCTTTCCAAGGCAAAAGACGCAACTTTCTCTATCGGATCTCCTTCATACTGGAGAAAATATCTTGCATCAAATTCTTTATATATTTTTGGTGGATCACAACCAGTAGGTGTTGTAACCATTGGATTTGGTAGTGACTTCAATCTCGCATCTGATACTGATTGGGATCAAGATGCAGAAAATATTACTTTTGGTGGAATTGGAAATTCCAATAATAAACTTTCAAAAGGAAAAAATTATGGTGGAAAGTCTAATTTGACAGATTCTGGAGCATTAAATGCTGGTTTATCTGGACTTTCCTCAGGGTATGATTTATTTGAAAATGTAGATAATTATGAAGTAGATTTCATTCTCATGGGATCTGCAGCATATTCTAAAGAAGAAGCACAATCACTTGCCAATAAGTGCATTACCATTGCAGAAGCAAGACAAGATGCAGTAGCATTTATATCACCCTATAGAGCTGCAGCATTAAATGATACTACTGACGATTCAGCAGTCACTTTAAGAGAAGATTCTGTTATTACCGATAATGTAATTGGATTCTATTCTTCTGTCGTATCATCATCATTCGCAGTATTTGACAGTGGTTATAAGTACATGTTTGATAGATTCTCAAACACTTTCAGATATGTTCCATTAAATGGAGACATTGCAGGTCTTTGTGCTCGCAATGATATTAATCAATTCCCATGGTTCTCACCTGCAGGAACTGCTAGAGGTGGAATTTTAAATGCAATTAAACTTGCATATAACCCATCAAAAACCCAGAGAGACATTCTTTACTCAAATAGAGTAAACCCAGTTATTTTCTCACCTGGTGCAGGTATTGTACTGTTCGGTGATAAGACTGGATTTGGCAAAGCATCTGCATTTGATAGAATCAACGTTCGTCGTTTGTTCATCTATCTTGAAGATGCAATTTCTGCTGCTGCTAAAGACCAACTCTTTGAATTTAATGATGAAATTACAAGAACTAATTTCGTAAATATTGTTGAACCATTCTTGCGTGATGTTCAGGCAAAACGTGGAATCTTTGATTATGTTGTTGTTTGTGATGAGACGAATAACACTCCTGCAATTATAGATAATAATGAGTTTGTGGCAGATATCTTTATTAAACCCGCAAGATCTATTAACTTCATTGGTCTTACGTTTGTAGCCACCAGAACTGGTGTTTCTTTTGAAGAAGTAATCGGTAACGTTTAATTCAGAGGTTTAAAAGACAATGGCAACACGTACACAAAGAAATAGCATTCCTTTAAGAAAAATCACCGACTTCAAAAGTAAGTTAGCTGGTGGTGGTGCAAGAAATAATTTATTTGAAGTTGAACTTGCGTTTCCCTCTGGTCTTGCAATAGCAGATAGAAATGAGGTTTTACAAAAATCCAGATTTTTAGTAAAAGCTGCTGCATTACCTTCTTCTACGATTTCTCCAGTTGATGTTCCTTTTAGAGGACGTATTCTTAAAGTAGCAGGTGACAGAACATTTGAAACATGGACTGTTACTGTTATCAACGATACTGATTTTGCGATTCGTTCAGCATGTGAAAAGTGGATGAACAGCATCAACAAAATGGATGATGCTACTGGATTTAGCACTCCTGAACAATATCAATCCGATGCATATGTTTATCAATTGGATCGTGACGGTGGAATTTTAAGATCATATCATTTTTATGATATCTGGCCAACTACAGTATCAACCATCGATTTAAATTATGAGTCAACTGATCAGATTCAAGAGTTTACTGTTGAATTCCAAGTTCAGTGGTGGGAAGCAATGAAGGGAACTTCACCAAAAGCAGGTGGAGAAAATATCAACTAAATAATACAATAAAGGACGTTTAGTTTATACCATGGCAAAACTTTTTGGTTTTTCTATTGAAGATAATGATAAAAAATCTAAGACTATAGTTTCCCCCGTTCCTC